ATGCCGGAGTACCGCGGCAATGGTGTCGTGGTGAAAACCGGCGAGCCATACCGAACCACCAGCCGCGCCGCCTTGGCGGCCGCAGTGGCGGCAACCAGCAATCCAGAAATACGAGCACGTGCGGAGGCCGACGTCGCGAAGATGCCGGAGCAAAGCTACATGGTCACCACGCGCTGGATTTGGGACGGTGAAAGCTGGTGGGGCGGCTACAAGCCGTTTTGCACATTGCGCTGCGCACTCGAATTTGCGCGCAAGGCATTCGCCGCCGGCTACCGGCCGCGAGGAGGTGCGAAATGAACGCGCTGGATCGCCGAATCATGGACGCCTACACCATCGCCAGAGCCACCAAAATCGAGCTGGAGCGCGCGACGCGTGAGGCCAGCGCCCGGCTCGACGAAATCCGCGGCACCGAGCGCGGCGTCATGGGGCTAACCCCGGATCACATCAAGCGAACGCCGGAATGGAAAGAGGCCCGCCGGCTCTACGACGTCGCGTTCCAGGCGCTGCGCAAGTTCAACGCCGACTTCAACAAACGCTATGCCGATGAAATCCGCGAAGACCGTCGCCGCGGCTGACCCTCTTGAACCCGTGGATGAATTCGGCCATATTGGCCGGATGACCATGAAGCCAAAAGAATATCGCGAGCACCTCGACGCGCTGGGTATGACCATCACCAGCGCGCGGCACATGTTGAAATCCGGCGAGCGCACGGTGCGGCGGTTCGCATCGGGCGAGGCGCACATTCCGTTTTCGGTCGAGGCGCTGCTGCGGGTGATGGTCAAATACAAGATCACGCCGGCCGAAATCCTGAAGCTCGCCGGCACCAAGCCGCCCGCAGTCGGGTTCGGCGATCGGCGCTTCAAGGACGAAGACTGATGCCCGTCGACTCCGAAACGCTCGACGTGCGCGAGAAGTTGGCGCACATCGATCAAATGCTGGCCGACCATGATCGCAAGCGGCAGGAGATAGCTTGGTATCCGCTGATTGTCGGAATGTCGGGGCTCACCGCTGGCGCCGCGCTATTTGCTGCCGGCGCTGCGTTCATGAAAATTCTCGGTTGACCTATGGCCGACGTCACCCTCGAATTCATTGCCGAGCAGCTGCGCGCCATCCAGGACGAACAGCGCAGTATGCGCGAAGAGATGCGCAGCATCCGCGATGACATCGGCGTGCTGAGTGGCATCGTCCGTCGATTGGACGCGAGTGTGGCGGAGCTGGTGCAGGACTTTCATGCAATCCGCGCCCGCTTGCGCATTCTCGAACAGACGCCCTGATGGCACTCGGTCCCGGCAAATATGATGATCTGTGCACCTATGTGCGCGAGCAGGCCAAGGCTGACGGCGCGCTGGTGATTGTGATTAACGGCACGCGCGGTGTTGGCTTTTCCTGTCAGGCCGACTTGCAGACCACGCTGTTGCTGCCAGAGCTGCTCGAAAATATCGCCAAGCAAATCCGCGAAAGTGGGCCGCTGTGATGGTCCAAGTCCTGACACTGGAGGAAATTTTCGCGCACGCCGCCAAGGTGGCGCGGCAGACCTTCAACGCGCGCGGCGTCATCGCGCCCATGTGGATGGGTCACACCGCCATCGATGAGTTGGTGTCGATCATGCCGGAGCAATTCAAAACCGCCGAAGACAAGGATCAGGCCGTCGCAGCGGTCCGCGCAATTTTCAAAGAGCGCGGCGTCGTGCGCTATTCGTTTATGACGGAGGCTTGGATTCTCCAGTCAAGAGACTCGTCGGAGGCTGCTGTGCTGCGAGCTGCGCACGCCGGCAAATCGCTGGAGCACCATCCCGATCGGCGCGAGGTTGTCGCCGTGCAAGCCGAAGACAAACAGCGCTGCTTGACCGGGTTCTATCCGATCCTGCGGCCAGAGCACGGCAAGGCAACATTGGCGCCGTTCAAACGGAATGACGCGGCGGAATATTCGAAGGGCCGAATGGTCGGCCTGCTGACGTGAAAGAGGACCAAGCGATGACCCAACAAAGGAAAATGCTATGGCCTCCACCAGACCGCACGCCGAAACCGGCCTGCGCATGCGAATGCTGCGCGAGCTGAATGGGCTGACCCAACGTCAAGCCGCCCAGGTCTGCAAAATCTCCGCGACCGCCTGGAACGACATCGAACGCGGCATCAACCGACCATCGATCGAAACTGCTTGCCGGGCCTGCGATGCTTGGGGCGCCGACCTGGATTTCATTTTCCGAGGTCGTTTCAGCGAGCGCCGATCGCAAGGCAAAAAAAAGCCCCGGCGTTAGCCGGGGCTCTCGATTGTGACGGCAAAAATTAACACGGCTAGTCGGGCACGAACGTCCAATCGACCGTGCCCATGCCATCGATGCCGATCGCCTTGGCCAACGCTGGCGATAGATCGATGCCGGCGCTATTGGTTTCGCGGCCGCTCATGTCGGTGCCGCTTTCCGCCTGCGGGCGCTGCCCGGTTTCCCAGTAGGGGTCATCAATATTCCAGGGCCCGACGTCCCAAATCTCGGCCGTGGCAAATAGGCCGGTGGCGCGATTGTGCACCGTCACCCGCGGCCGCTCGCCTTCGAACCGATCGGGCAGCGCCACGTACAAGTCCGTATCATTCAGCACCTTGGTTTCGTCGTAAGCGCTGACGTTGTAGTCGCTCTCGCCGCCGAACACGCTGGCGGTGATGTTTTGCTGGTTCGGCGGGATGGTCGGCTTTGAGTGGAAATCCTCGCCATTGATCCGCAGCGTCACGTCGCCGTGCAACGCAATCTCCAGGTCGACCAGGTTATCGCCGGTGCCGCGGCGCACGATGTTGCCGTTGACAATCACCGTGATATTGCCATGCACGCTGCTGTTGATGTCGACCCAGTTATCACCGGTCAGGTCGACGTCGGGCTCCGGCTCGATTTCGATTTCCTCCTCCTCGATCGCCACATCGCCGATGGTTTCGGCGATCGCCCGGCAAATGTCGTCGAACCGATCGTTATAAAGTTCGGCGTCGGCTTCGCTGTCGACAAAGCAGACCTCGATCAGGATCGCCGGCTTTTCTGTCTGGTTGAGAAAAAATAGGTCGCTGCGGTACTTCGCGCCGCGATCAATGAACATGCCAGCACTGGCGATGGCATCGGACACGATGGCGGCCGCCTCCGATTGCGTGCTGTAAAGCACCTCAGTGCCCATCGGCTTCGACGTGTCTTCATACGCGTTGAAATGCACGCTGATGTCGCCATCGCGCTCCTGCGCATTGTGAAAATCGACAATGGCGTTGAGATTCTCGTTCTGGCTGGTCGAGGTGTCATCGTGGAACGTCACCACCTCGACCTCGAGCTGGCGAAGCAGCTCCGCGACCTGGTCGACCACGCGGCGCGCTTCGTTGACTTCATCAAGAATGCCGCTGGCGCCGCGTACCAGCTTGCCGTGGCCACTGGACAGCACAAATTTCATGACATTTTTCTCCGGTGGCGGGCCGGGCGTCCCTTCCCGGCTACCGAACTGTTCACAGCGTGACCACGCTTCGGGCTTTGCCGCCACTTCAGCATTGCGGCGGGCTCCACTGCGTCACCGCCACCATCGAATGCAAATAAATGCCCATGCCGTGATGAATGCCAGCGCGGGCGCGCGCCGGTTGGTTCTTGTCGCGCAAGTCTTTCATCCATGTTTCCCACAACAGCTCGATATGCTTCTCCAGCGCTTCGTCGATGGCCTTGAACATGATCACCCGCAGCTTCTCGCGCGATGCTTCGTCCATGCAGTAGGTCGGCAGGATCGGTTGGACTGGATGCGCCAACGGATTGTACGGGTGGGTCACCTTCTGCGACAGGCTGTCACTGACGATCGCCGCCAGCGCAACAACAAACGCAAACCAGATCAGCCATCGGATCATGGCATTTCATTTCAGCAGTTCCGGCAGATCGGCGGCGGCGCCGGTGGGTAGGGCGGCAGCGGCGCGACCTGACTCTCGCCGCCGCCTACGGCCGAGGGAAACGAAGCGGCCAGCCTCCCCCGCCGACAAGGCAACCGATCAACATGAAGATCAGCCACAAAATGAACAGGACGATGATCGCCCAAATAATAATATTCAAGGCTGCAGCGATGAAGCCGGGCAGGCTGTTGGCAGCGCCGGCTGGCGGCATGAACGTCGGCGGCCAGAATGGCCCTGACGCGCCACCCAACGCCATGACCAGCAGCCGCAGCAACGCGCACACTGCGACCAGCACAACGACATAGACGAACACGTCATACCAGAATGCGAGTGACAAGCAGGCCATGGAAACCTCCTCTTTTAGGGTTTCGGTTTCGGTGCTGGTGATGGCGTTGGCGCGCCCATGCGCAGCGGTTGCATCGGCGGCAATGGCGGCGCTTTCGTTTGCGCCGCCGCCTGGTTCTGCGGCTGTTGATTCTGCTCGACCACGTCGACGTGCGTGCCGTGCGGCACGTTCAACGTGACATTTCCGGGCGTCGGAGCCTTTCCCGGAATGCCCGTTCCGCGGTGCGCCATCGCGCCCGTCGACGCTGTCCATGCATCAATCAAATTTCGCGACACGTTGCACGACCACGCCCAGGATTCTCTTTCGGTGGCGTAGGTCACCGGCGTAATTTGGCGGGTCGGTGCCTCGGGGTAATCGGCAACGAACTCCGGCGGCAAGTCTGCGGGCGGGGTGATGGTGCGTTGCTCCGGCGCGCGCTGCTCCGGCGCGGGCGGTGTGGTCTTGTCGGCCATGATCATCTCCGTTTTTCAAGTCGCTCGAGCCGCTCGAGGATTGCGTCCAGCGGGTTCGGTGGCGTCGGTATTGTGTTCGGTGCCGGCGGCGCTGCGATTGGCTCGCGCATCTCAACTTTGCCGTTGATGTAGCGGGCGCGCGACTGGTTTTCGATCAGCGCGCGATAGACTTCTGCGCTGATTTCAACGGCCTCACGCGGCACCTTCGGATTGCTTTTGCCGTCCTCGCCAGGAGGAAAAATGTCGGACGGATAGAAGCCGCGCGGCTCGCCGTTTTTGCCCAGCACGGCGCGATAGGTCACATCGTTCATGTCAGACCCCTATGGCCATCCAGAAGTACGGGCTGTCGTGATGGTTGACCAAGCCACCGTTGACGATGCTGCGAATTGCGCCAACGAAGTAAGCGTTGGTGAAATCGCTGCGCACGTGGAAGGTCAGCGCCTGAGTGTAATCAGGGCTATTAAAGACGCTGCCGACGATCGACCAGACGCCGCTTGGAAACACCGTCGGGAAATACACAACCTGATCGTCCACCGCGCCGCCAACCGAACCCCACTGCAGGATCACGCCATTCGGAAATTTGATGTAGCCGCTGCCGGCCAATCCGGTCTTGACCGAGCTGCCGTCCCAAATCGTCTGGAACGACGCGCCTGCGCTCGAGTGCTGCAGTATCCCGTTGCCAGTATTGTAGCTGAAACGAACGCCGTAGCCGTTGATGTCAGCATAGCCGCCATTCGCCCAAAAGATTCCGTTCTGCCGAAATTGAAATGGATTCTGATACTGCGTGATACCCTGACCGGCCGTTGTTTTGTCGCCCATCCAAACATTAAGTTGGCCTGCGTTTGCATCGAACGACAGCAACCCAGCAAAGTTCGTCGTGGTGGCGATCCAGGCGCCGCCGGCGTTCAAATAATTGTTGAACGCCAGATTGTTGCCAGACCAGGTGCTGGTGAAAAGCTGGTTGTTGGCAGCGTTTGCCGGCACCGCGCCAGCGCCGACCGAGAGCGCACCGGTCATCACGTCGCCGGTCACCCTGACGTAGACGCCGTTTGGAATGATCAGGTTGTTCGAGCCGTCGACCGTGAACGGGTTGCCGTAGCGCAGCGAGATATTGCCGCTGATGATCTGCAGCGGATAGGACGCGGTGCCCGCTGGGCCCGGCACGCCTTGGATGCCTTGCGGTCCAGTTGGCCCGGCTGGCCCGGCCGGCCCTGCAGGCCCGACTGGCCCCGTCGGACCTGGAGGCCCTCCCGGTGTGCCGGCAGGACCGGTTGGCCCAGGCGGACCGTCGACGCCGGGAGGCCCCTGCGGCCCAACTGGCCCATCGATGCCCTGCGGCCCGGTTGCCCCGGCAGGACCACTCACACCCTGCGGCCCTTGCGCGCCGGTTGGTCCCGGCGGCCCCTCCGGCCCGCCCGGCGTGCCTTGCGGACCTTGCGGCCCGGCTGGTCCCTGCTGGCCGGGCTGGCCGGCGACGGTGACCGACCATGAGGCAAAGGTGCCGGTGCCGTAGATCAGGTCGACGTTGATGATCAGCTGCTGATCGGTGAACGAAGTGACCGGCCCTTCCATCCAGTGATTGATGTCGGCCGACGCGCGCACGCGGATGCCCGGCTGAAAGCCGAGTCCGAATTGCTGCATGATCAGGCCCTTGCTGCCGAGCCCGATGTCGATCGACGTGATCGAGGTGCCGGCGATGATCGGCCCGGCTGGCGCGAGCGGCGCGCAGGCGATAACGGCGACGCCGCTCACGCCTTCAATCGCGCTGGTTATGCTGGTGATGGCCATTTGGTGACCCCTTCAACGATCGTCAGGTCCATGTCGATGACTCTGCGCGCGTACTGATCGTCACGGCCGACCACGTCGGCGACGTAGTCACCAGCGCGTTTTGACCTCATCACCTCCGACCTGATGCTGAAGATCAAGTAACCGTAATTCGGCGCGGCGCCGACCGACAGCGAGCCGTCGGCGGTGGTTGCGCTGATGATCACTTCGTGGTCATCGCGCGAGCGGCGCACTTCCATTTCGAAGGTGATGCCGCGCAAGTCGGTCTGCGGCGCAGCCGGGTCTTCCGGGTCCATACCGGTCGGCGGCGACACGTATTTGAGCGCGTCGATCCAGTCTTCGTTGTTGCCGGTTTGCACCGACATCTGCACGAACGGAAGCGCAAGCAGATTGCTCATGGGCTAGGTGCCGTAATAGACGCTGCTGCTATCGGACTGGCCGGGCTGGTTGCCAGGCAAGAAATCTTGCGGGCCGTTGGTGAGCAGCACCGAATTGGCGACGATGTTGAAGTGCGGCCCGCTGGCGCCACCGGTGAAGCCGGCAAAGCCGTAATCGACTTCGCCGTAGGCGTTGAACAGATCGATGAACGCCCGCGAAAAATTGATGCCGTGCGTGTTGGTCAGTGAGAACCACGCCGGCAAGTGAACATCGCCGCCCATCGAGCTGAGGAAGGCCGAGGCCTGCGAGTAGGTGTGGAAATATCCGTAGAGCCAGGCCGCGCCGTTGAAGGTGGCGACGTGAGCGCCGATCGTGCCAAGCCCGGACCAGTTGCAGTTGTTGATCCGGATCGTCGCGTTGGCGAAACATTGCACGACGTGATTGTTGTCTGATTGGTTTGAGAACGTCACGCCGGCGCAAGTGACATCGGTGCCGGAGCCGCTGATGGCGATGCACGACGGATATGAGGTTTGGGCGTTGGTTGAGCCCATCAAGATGTATGAGCTTGGGTTGTTGTCGTCGCCCTTGATGACAATGCTGCCCGGCAGATTGCTGATTTCAATCGAGCAATTTCCCGATAGCGAGTTGTTGCCGGGACCGCTGTAGGTGCCCGGAATTCCAAGCTGCAGCACCACGGTGCGGCCAGAGATTAGAAAGCTGCGCCTGACGTATTCGACTGCGGCCTGAATGTGCAGGAAGGCGTGCGCCGCGTCGTTTTGCGAGCCGTCGTTGGCGTCGTTGCCGTCGGTGCGAATGTAGAGCGTCAGGTCGGCGGTCAGCTTCATGTAAACTTGCGACCGCACCATGTGCATCATCTGCCAGTAGTTGATATTCCACTCGAGCAGGATGCATTCGCCGGGAATCAGGTCCTTGCTTTGCAGCGGCTGTCCGTCGTTCCGCAACAGGTTGTAGTTGCCCGTAGCGTTGATCGAAATCAAAACACCGCCGGTGTTGGCATAGGCGACACGCACCAGGATCAGGTCGCCGTTGTTGAACGTCGTGATCGCTGGCGAAAAATTTGCGACCAGCGCGTTCGGGCTGCCGGTGTCTTGAACGTAGGGAATGTGGATCGTGTAGGTGTTGGTCGTGATGGTGTTGGAGTTGAAGCCCTGGAAGTTCACCATTTGGAATTTGGTGCCGTCATCCACGAGCAGCGCGATCATGCCGGCGCGCAAATCGTTGGGCTGCAGCTGGGCGCCATCGGCGCGCACCACCGGACGGTTGCCGACCGAATTGACATTGATGGTTGTCGGACCGGTGTTGTTGTGCGCCACCAGCACGCGCAGCGGCATGCCCTGCGAATAGGAATTCAGCGGCGGATCGAGCGCGACCGACATGGCGTTGGCGGCGCCGCTGTCAACGCAGAAATTGATGAACTGCCGGCGTGCGGCGTACGTCAGTTGATTGAGTTCGGTGTCGGCGGGGGCAATGCCCGACTTCTCGATCAGCTCGACGATTTCCCGCTGCGGATGCTCCACCGCCTGCGCCGGGATGATCGACCCTTGGCGCGCGATTGTCGGATCGCCGTTGACGTAAGGATCATCAGCGCCGGGTGAGCCATACGGTGGTTGATATTTCATGTTGAGTCCTCGCTACGGTGTTCCAGCCATCGGGTCGCCGGGAATGTATCCCGAGTAGTCGAAAACGATTTCGGTGTGCGCGGGCTTCCATCGCCGCAGGATGCATTCGAGGTCTTCGGCAAACCCGATGCGCAGATGCGGATCGACGCCGCACTCGCTTTGCGTGACGCGAAACCAATGCAGCGGCGCGTCGTGAACGTGGACCTTCCAGTAAAACCGCAGCTCCGGCGGACCGAGCTGCCAGCGCGGCAAGCCCATTTCGTCGAGCTGGCCGCCGCATTTGCTGATGCCGCACATGTACGGCGCCAGCTCGCTGATTTCGATCGTGTAGCCGAGCAGCGCCGAGATTTCGATGAACCATGCGCGCGACTGCGCGCCGATCATCGTGTAGCGCAGCATCAGCATCGTGCGGCGAGCGGTCAGCGTCTGCTCAGTGGTCCAGCACGGATCGGGCAAGCCCCATGCCCGCTCCCACCAGTCGAGCATCTCAGCCGTGATGCGCGGATCGCTTTCGACCTCGAGCAGCTCGCCAGCGCGGTTGTCGACCGAGCCCCAATATTGCGCGAGCCCGTTGCAGACGCGCTCGAGCGTCGAGCCGATCGTTCGCGGCCAAGCCTGACCCTGCGGCAACAGGCTGAGAAACGCTTGCGCGTAATCGTCGCCCGAGCGTCGGATATGCCGATCGCGATCAACTGGCGCTGGCATCGAAGGCGACTGTGTAGACGACGTCACCTAAGACAGCGAGGTGACCGGGTGATTGCATCACGTCATCATCAACGACTCGCAGATCGAACGAAGTGACGCCGGGCGCTTCCATGATCGCGTGGTATTTCCAGGCCGCGAACACGGTGCCGCCCGGCTCGCTGCGCGTTCGCAGCATGTCCTCCAGGCTGGCCTGAATGCCGGCGCGAATCGAAGTCGAGTCGGGGGTCAGGTTTTCGATGTAGACATCGACCCGCTGCGGGATCGGCGCGGCGACAAAGAAGTCTTTGACCGCAACCGGCCGCACCGTGTTGAGATATTCGGTCACGGTCTGCACATCGAACGCGGTCGGGAAGCCGGCATTCGACGCGCGCAAATCGTCCATCATGAATCGCGTCGTGACCGTGCCGATGCCCATCTCGGGCGGGCCGCACCACGCGCGGGTGACGCCGGGCACGGCCAAAACCCAAGCCTCGTAATCGTGGGCGGCGCCGCCCATCGGCGGCTGGCGAATTCTCCGGAGCACCCGTTCGCGCAGCTGATCGTCGGTTTCGGTATCGGTGCCGCCGTCCAGGCTCACCACC